TTTATTATTCGGTTACGGTTCAGTTGATGAAACATCAACATCACAATCACGTAAAACATGGGGTATTTTACCTTATGCTGAAATCTATGGAAAAACTAAAACTTTTTCATATGCAAGTTCAGGTTACGATGAATTTGTGGATGCTATGTCAGATTTATTTGACCCAGAATCAGGAGCAGGTGGCCAGAAGATGGTTATGGCTTCTAGAGGAATTATGAACTGGCTTAACAAACTAGGTAGTACATCATTCTTAGGAAACACTATGGCTTATGCAAATAATCCATATAAGGTTGGTATCGAAAAAGGTAACCAACTATTTAATGGTGTTCCTGTGACAACAGTTGATACCCTTTATGGTACACTCAACTTTGTGATGCAACCACTATTTAGAGGTCCTTGGTCAAACCATGCTGTAGTTGTTGACTTAAACAACGTAGCATATAGACCACTTGCTGGTAACGGTGAGTCTAGAGACACTCAGATTATTACAAACGTACAAAACAACGATGTTGACGGAAGAAAAGACATGATTCTTACAGAAGCAGGTCTTGAAGTTCAATTACCAGAAACACACGCTGTTATGAAGTTTGCATAATAGTTGAATAAGGGGGAGTTGCAATATACTCCCCCAAAGAATTTTAAAGGAGAAAAATGAGTTTTCAAACAGATATAGAAGCAATAACAGGAAGCATTAGTAGTTATACTACAGAAGCAGATTCTTATTTAACAGAAGGTGTTAAGTTCATAGTAAAGTATATTATGAACAATGAGGAAGTAGAACCTAGGTTAACTACAACTACTAATTTAAACACTTCTGGAGCTACTTTACCATTAGAAAATGTTATGAAGGTATGTAGTGTTACACGCAATGACAGTGCAAGAAGTAGAATATGCGATGAAATAGACGCTAGGGAAAGACATGATTTAAACGATGCTAATAGTATTTATTATACAAGCAAGTTTGACCCTAAATATTATGTATTAAATAATGCTTTACATGTATACCCTACTCCTACAGATGCGCAACCTGCTGCAGTAGAACATATAACTCCAGCTGTTAGTGTTTCAAGAAGTACAAGCACTATAGCTAATTTACCATCAGAGTTTTATAGAGGTGTTGTTTTATATGCATCTCAACAAATGTTAAGAAAATTTTTAAATGTTAAAAATGCTACACTTACAAATTTAACCACTGGGTTAGGTTCTATTAATCCGCCATCTAGTGACAATTTAATATCTACTATAATTTATAATGGTCCAGATAATGCAGATGTTGGCAATGGTGCTTCTGCTACTACAGTAAGTAATAGTGAAGCTATAGCTGCAACACAAAAAATAGACTTAGGAACAGCACCATTATATGATAGTAGCAATACTAGTGCAGTAGATTTTACAACAGCTACTATTGGGGTAGATGCTTATTTAACTAACGAGGATGTAGAGTTAGCAGGAGTTGCATTAAGCAAGGCATCACAGCAATTACAAGATTTTCAAGCTGATATACAAGTTAAAGTTAATGAGTTTAATGAAGCAAATGTTTCATATCAAGGTAATTTAAGAGCAGAATTAGATAAAGCACAAAGAGATTTACAAGCAAATATAGCAGATGCTAGAAATGATTTAGCAGCAGCACAAGCTACTGCGCAATTAGCAACTACTGTATCTGTGCAAAATCAAGCTGAAAAATCTCAAAGAAAAATAAGAAATGCTTTATCTGAAATGCAAGCGTTAATGGCAACAAATCAATCAAACGTACAAAAATATCAAGCAGATTTACAGAAATATGGAGCAGAAGTTCAGGAAGCAATACAAGATTACACATTAAATTTTCAAGAAGTAGTACAAGATTATAACTGGTTAGCACAACAACATCAAATTGTATCACAGGATTTAGTGTTGTTTTTACAACCTTACGTAAAATTAGGAGCAAAAAATGAAGTTACAACAAATGATAGACCAAGTTAAGAAACATCATCCAGACTTTAGTAGTAACGAAATTATAGTAATGTTAAATGATGCTTTAGATGAATTTAGTGCAAGAACATTATTGTTAGAAGAAGCTACTCAGTTTGACACAGTAGCAAATCAAAGATATTATGGATTGAAAGAATCTATTTTAGAAATTAAATCAGTAGATATACAAGATGAAGATGGGAATGATGAAAGTATTAAAAGATTAATAGGTAGACCAAAATATAGGGATTTAGATAATGTCCAATAGAAATGTAAAACAAACTGTATACTGGATTGAGAGAGATGCTATTGGTATAGCATTATATGACCCATTAGCTACAGAGCTAAATAGATTTACAAGTCTTTCAGTAGTAAGAACTGTTACACTTTATTATTATAAAAAATGTGACCATTTTAATACATTGGATTCTGGGTCTTCAACTATGGGAGAAGATTGTGAGTTACCAGAACAATTCCATCAATATATTGTTGATAAAGTAATACAGAAAGGTTATGAGTACAAACCAGAGTTAATACAAATGGCACCATACTTTGAAAGAAAATTTGAAAAAGGCGTTAAGGAAGGTAAAATGTATGCTAACAGAGGTCGCATTAGTGGGACTAGACACGTTAGGCAATCTAGTTATTAGGGGAAATTATGGCAAATAAATTAATTATTAAAAATTCTGTAGAACCACAAATACATACTACAGAAACTGTAGATACAAAAACATATACAAAATATAGCATTGAAAAAAATGTAGATAAAAATGGCGGAACATTTGAAACTACATTTGCTGATGCTAAAGCTAGGAAGATGGTAGGAGTAATTAATGTAATTGGTTATACTGCATTAGAAACTAATGCTGCTGCATTTGAAGGAACAGCTACTACTAGCGGTTCTGCTCCTAGTACAGTAAAAGCATTTTATGTTAAATATGATAG